TTTTCTTTTTTCCCCGGAGGGAAGAGCTCTGAAAAACTTTTTAGGGCAAAAAGATCCATAGGTTAGTCTATGGTCTTTTTAAGGGTATGTGTTACAGAACAAGAAGTGCTCCTTTCAGATATATTTATTATCGGTGTTAATGTCCATACTGGTTTCGAAAACTATATAAAAAGGCTATTTAAACTTCCTCAATAGTCAATAGATTAGTAACACATACTCTTAAAAAGATCATAGAAGTATAAAAAGAAATGAGGTAAAAGTATGGGACAAAAGTTGAAACCACCAGCTAAAACTCCCGAAGCTCGAGAGAATCAATGTATAAATATGGCAATGAATCTTGCAGCAGAAAGATTAGCAGAAGGTACAGCAAGCTCTCAAATAATTTGCCATTTTCTAAAAGCTGGAGCACTTAAAACGCAATATGAATTAGAAAAGCTTAGAAGTGAAACCGAACTTCAACGAGCAAAGATAGAAGCAATTAAACAAGCGGAACGTCTAGAAGAAGTTTATGTGGATGCTATAGAAGCAATGAAGAACTATCAAGGAGGAAACTTTAATCCAGATGATTAAAACATATTCCGAAGCGATAGCCATTCAAGATTACTACGAGAGATATCAATATTTAAAATTACAAGGTATGATTGGAGAAGAAACTTTCGGTTCTCTAAGATTTCTAAATCAAAAACTATATGATAGTGAGGAATGGAAAAAATTCAGACGAAAAGTTATTTTAAGAGATAACGGAAATGACATGGCCGTTGATGGATTTAATATTCCAGGTAGAGCAATAGTACACCACATTAACCCAATAACAGCAGAAGACATCATTAATAAAAATCCAAAAGTATTTGATTTAGAAAACGTAATATTAGTTTCGCATAGCACACATGAAGCTATTCACTACGGCAACGAATCGCTATTACCAATTGAATACAAAGAACGAGAACCAGGGGACACATTACTATGGTAAAAGGAGGAGCACATGGAAACGATAAATGGAATACCAATTAATGAGTTACTAACAACAGTTAATAGAACAATACGAACTGGGAGAGATATACGATACATAGTTGTTCACTATACTGGAAACATAACCGATACTGCATACAACAACGCCCGATATTTCAAATCTACAAATAGAAATGCATCCGCACATTACTTTGTCGATGAATATTCTGTCTGGAGGTCAGTTGCCGATAAAGATGAAGCTTGGGCTGTTGGTAGAAATTACGGAGCAAACAATTTGTTTGGTAGAGTAACAAACAACAACTCAATCTCAGTAGAACTATGCAGTACAAATGGTTCATTCCCAGAAACAACTCTCGAAAACGCTGCAATCTTAATCGCTGGTCTTATGGATAAGTATGGAATCTCAATAAACAATGTCCATACACATTTCGAGGTATGCACAAAAGCCTGTCCCGGATGGGCTGGCTGGGGCGCAGTAGGCGGAAATCTGAAATGGATAGCATTTAAACAGAGAATCCTAGTAAAGACTTCGGCCGCTGGAAAAGAAAAACCAGTTGTGTATACAAACACCCAGAAGCAATATCCATTAGACCCAAAAGGAAAAGACTTTCCACACTACAGAGTTCACCAGACAAAGATTGGTTGGAATTATCCATGTCCGGTAGGTCAAGGAGCCGGATGTCTAGGTTTTCAGATAGAAGCTTTGAAGATAGATTTCCCTAACCATGAAGTAAAAGCTAAAGCCCACATTCAGAAACAAGGAACCATAGATTATGGTAAGATAAATTCAAAATCAGTAATAGGTTCTGTGGGTAAAAAGCTAAGACTCGAAGGTGTCTGGTTAACAATCCCAGGATACAAGGCGAGAGCATTCTGTGGAGACAAGTGGTTACCATGGCAGAAGTGTGATGGAAACCATCTAATCGGAACCCAAGGAAAATCAATGCCAATGTATTCTATACAAATAGCAAAGGAATAAGGAGGTATCTATGTCTGACTTATCAACCATCTTTACGAACATAGCAGATTCAATACGAGATAAAGCGAAGATTACAAATACAATGCTACCATCTGAAATGCCACGCTACATTGATGAAATTGAGACCGGAGGCGGAAGCGATGATGACAGTAAAATAACAATAAACATAAGAAGTGGGGTAAGGGTAGCTTCAAGTCTATCCCTTACCGCAAACGTATACGGAAGTGAGGTATAAACATGTTAACAAAAAACGCTAAAAATTTTATATTAGAAACGATAATGAATTGCGGTTCATCGGGACCTGGCGATGGTCCATACCCATCAAGATCTTTTACTGTTAAGGCTGTCAACGGATTAGAAAAGACCACAAGCACTGGAACAGGAAATTCAATAGGTTTTATTAATGCACTCAATCACATGGCAAAAACGGGGGGTACGAATTCGACAACTTATATTCAATGTGGAACAGGAACTACCGCAGCGACTGAGGATGACTACATACTCGAATCAACAGCAACTGGTTTAAATTGTGATTCAATAGTTACAGCTATTGGAAGTAATTACTCAAAGACTTATACTGCTACATTTTCAAATACTACAAACGCCGACATAATAGTGACAGAAATAGGATTTTTTGTAACTTATCCTACCAATGGAGGCTCTAGTGTCGACTACTACTTACTTGACCGAACAGTCCTCTCCACCCCAATCACAATTCCAGCTGGTGAAAGCAAAGCTATTACATATGAGTTAGGATTTTAAGGAGGTTCCAAAATGCCAAATCAAACAACAAACTATAATTTAACAAAACCTCTAGAAACCGAACGCTATGATGTGCAGGTATTCAACAATAATGCGGACATCATAGACTCACAAATGAAAAGCAATGCTGATGATATAGCAAATGTAAACTCAAGATTAGACAATCTCAACAACTGGGCTACTGTAGAATTCACCTTAGCAGATTTCTTATATGATGAGAATAGTGGGATTACATATTTAAGAACAGAAGCTCCTAGTGGATATGAAATAGCTGAGATTAAGGGGTATTTTGTGTTAAATAAAAGAGAAGCAATTGGAGAGAGTGACAATAACGTAGTTATGGACCCGTCTATACCATCATTAAATACTACTTTCTTAAGGAGTCTTGTGAGTATCTCTATACCTCCAACAGCTTTAGCTATTGCTGCAACTCCACATGCTCAAATTAACTCTGATTTATCATATGTAGATACAAATATGCAATATGTTACAAGAGCTAATAATATTTCGTGGGCAAATCTACCAACATTAGTCAATTTTACTACTAGATCAAAAAATATTAATCACACAAATTATGAAACAACGAGTTTTACACTCAAAACTGACGTCCCACACACCAACATATCTGAGTTCTACGGCAAACTACAGTATAGAGTAGTACCAGCGACATAAGTGAGGTGAAATCATGATATCCTTATCAGAAGTAGAACAACAATTAATTTATATTCTTGAAGGGTCTACTGAAGGTGTCACACATGCAGACCTAAAAGTCTATACACACCAGGAGTTAGCACAGTATACGCACGCAGAATTATCTGCTGGTGGTGGAGAGATGGTCCAACCTATAACCAGAATAGGATACATGATTAGTCTCCTAAATGGTGGTTCCACAGACCCAGAATATTTATCAAGAATAGAAATGTACCTCTCTTATATTTATCACAAAATTATGGGAGAGGAATACCCAACAATAACACACAGTCCTCAACCTCAATCCAGAACAGAGATAATTTTATACTGCATTCTCTACGACATAGAATTAGATGTAATGGGTATAGATAGTACAAAACCTTTATCAAGAATCGAAGGTTTACTTATACAATGGAAGGAGTCATTCAATGAGTAGTATATTAGAAGATGTTGCTAGTCAGTTAGGATATGACTCTACTAGTGATATAGATGCGCCACTATTACAAGACATGATTATTCATGTTAATATGGCAATAAACAACCTACATCAAATGGGGGTAGGTCCAAAGAACGGTTTTGAAATTACAGGTACAACCGAAACCTGGGATGATTTCTTAGGAGAGAATCATACCTTATTAAATAGAGTTAAAGTTTATATCTTTTTAAAAATAAGAGTAACCTGGGATACCCCTACCGGAACAGTCTTGCAAGCTTTGAAGGAGGAAATCAAAGAGCAAGAATGGCGTATAGTTGAAGAGGCTGATACTAATAATAACATATTTTCCTCTTAAAAGGAGCTGATAAACCATGAGACTGTCAAATACAGCAGTCCCAAAATATTATGGACAATTTAGACAACAAGTAATAGCTGGAAAGATACCAGTATGTGAAAACATTGCTCTCGAAATGAATCGAATAGACAGATTGATTGCTGATGATAGATATTACTATGACCCAGAGGCAACCGAGTGTTGGATTAGATTCTGTGAAAACGAACTAACCCTAACAAACGGTGACGACCTATTCCTACTCGATACCTTTAAACTTTGGGCAGAGCAAGTTTATGGATGGTACTATTTCCTAGAGACACAAGTCTACAATAAAAACACCGAACAATGGGAAACAAAGCTTGTAAAGCGAAGACTTACCCAGAAACAATATCTCATAGTGACTAGAGGTAATGCTAAAACATTATATGAGTCATGTCACCAGGGATATGGACTTGTTGTTGACCCATCGACAACCCATGGTGTTACAACTGCTCCAACGTTAAAACAGGCAGAGGAAGTTTTATCCCCATTAAAGACCGCATTGGCAAGGTCCCGAGGCCCTCTATTTAGATTCCTAACATTAGGTTCTCTACAGAATACTACTGGTTCATCAAAAGATAGAAAAAAACTATCAGCCACAAAGAAGGGTATTGAAAACTTCCTAACAAATAGTATTCTTGAGACCAGGGCAATGTCAATACCAAAGTTGCAAGGCTTACAAACCAAATACAACACAATTGATGAGTGGTTATCAGGCGATATCCGTGAAGATGTTATGACCCCCCTTGAGCAAGGTGCATCAAAAATTTCAGATTGGCTCATTATATCTGTAAGTTCTGAAGGTACAATCCGTAACGGTCCCGGAGATGATATCAAAATAGAGCTTAAAAAGATATTAAAGGGTGAATATGAAGCACCTCAAACATCTATCTGGTGGTATTGCCTTGATGATATAAAAGAAGTCTCAAATCCAAAGTTATGGCCAAAAGCAATTCCAAATTTGGACAAGACTGTGAGTTATGAGACTATTCGGCGAGATGTTGAAAGAGCGGAGAATTCGCCATCTACTCGAAATGATATTTTAGCTAAAAGATTTGATATTCCTATGGAGGGATATTCATATTTCTTTAGATACGAGGAAACCCAACCCCATCCTTCCCGAAACTTCACGGGTATTCCTTGTGCTCTAGGGGCTGACCTATCAAGAGGAGATGACTTCTGTGCCTTTACGTTCATGTTCCCTATGGCCTATGGATTTGTTGGAGTTAAAGCCTTATCATTTATCTCCCAAAGAACCTATGAGGCTCTATCACCTACTATGCGTGATAAGTACAATCAATTTATAGCAGAAGGTACATTAGTTGTTATGAACGGTACAGTCCTTGATATACCCCCAGTATATACTATCGTAGACAAGTACATTAATGATAACAACTTTGACGTTAGAGCTATGGGATATGACCCATACAATGCAGACGCTTTTGTGCAAAATTATGTAATTGATTATGGACCATATGGAGTTACGAAGGTTCCTCAAGGTGCTAGAACCGAATCAGTTCCCCTTGGAGAAATCAAGGCGCTTGCGGAAGACCGCTCACTCATCTTCGACGAGGAAATAATGAAATATTGCATGGGCAACTGTATTGTAATAGAAGACAATAACGGAAATAGAAAACTTTTAAAGAGCAGAAAAGATAAAAAGATTGATAACGTAGCAGCCCTAATTGATGCATACGTTGCGTATAAAGAACATCCAGACCTATTTGACTAAGGAGGATTGAAATGTTAACAATCACAGAAGCTTTAAAAAAATTACCAAAAGACGATGGGTTGCTCCCGATAAGCGCATGGGAGACTAAAGAATTCATTGGATTCAACATGGGGTTTGGAGGACGCCCCTTGATAAATAGTTCCTCTCATGTTTTTAACAAGAAGACTGGAGAAGACTTAGGCATGTGTTACTCAGCTACTCAGCTAATTGTTGGCGACAAAGAGTATCCATTGGATGATGCCAAGTTCATACCACCAGAACAGATTCAAGCAGCTATGAAATATTCAAAATAAATAAAGAAAGGTGTGAGTAAATGAGTTCAATAGTTGATAGGATTAGACGTGGTTGGTCCGCGTTTAGAGGCAATCCTATAGAAATTCCACCTAATATCTATCAATCAGCCTACACACCGGGCAACAAAACGGCGGTGTTTGGGGTGTCAAATATTACTTCAATAATAACGACAATCTACAATCAGATAGCCGTTGATACGTCGCAGATAGATTTTAGACATGTGAAATTAGATGAAAATGGTAATTATCTAGATACCATTGACGATGATTTAAACCAGTTGTTTAAAACGCAGGCTAATATAGACCAGACAGGAAGAGCATTTATTATAGACATTGTAGAGTCACTACTCGATGAAGGTTGTGTTGCACTAGTTCCAACGTTTACATCAAATGACCCACTACTCAGTGATTCATATGATGTTTATAGTGCTCGAGTTGGTAAAATCATAGACTGGTATCCGCAGCATGTAAAGATACAGGTTTATGATGAGGAAAGAGGTTGTAATAAGGATATTGTTCTACCAAAGAGAATCGTTCCAATTATTGAGAACCCGTTCTATTCTGTTATGAATAGACCGAACTCAACAGTTAGCAGGTTAAGATGGTTAATCCAGCAAATTGATAAGCTTAATAATCAGTCAGCAGAAGGTAAGCTGGACATCATACTTCAGGTGCCTTATTCAGTTCGAAATGAATCAAGAAAGGACTATGCTGCGAAACGAAAAACTGAGATAGAAGACCAGTTAGTAAATTCAAGGTATGGCATTGCTTACATCGATTCACAAGAACACATAACACAGCTCAATAGACCCGCTGAGAACACCCTATTAGAACAAGCTGACCGAGTAACCAAAGAATTATTCAACCAGTTAGGTATGAGTGAAAATGTATTTAATGGAACGGCTAGTGAAACAGAACGTCTTGGTTATTACAATGGAACAATTAGTCCTATCTGCTGTGCAATTGTAGATGCCGTAGCCTGTAAATGGTTAAGCAAAACCGCAAGAACACAAAGACAATCTGTTATGTACTTTAGAGACCCATTCAGACTCTTACCGTTAAATGATGTTGCTGAAGTTGCTGATAAATTTACTAGAAACGAAATTATGTCTTCTAATGAATTTAGAGCTAAACTTCCTTTAAAACCAAGTAAGGAAAAGAATGCTGACAAACTACATAATAGTAACCTTTATGACAAATCAGAACCTGAAGAGAATCCTGATTCACAGCAACCTGAGAATAGTGGGAATGCTAATGAAGAAGAGATAATGCAGGCAATGAGTGACCTAGATGCTTTTGATGCGAGCTTAGACGAATTGGAGGCTGAGTTAAATGAATAATTATATTAGTCATTATGCCAGCCCATATTACGACCCAGAAAAAGCCCATGAATACTACATGCGTACGAGGGAACTAAAAGGTAGGAAATCTACGGCTGGTTTAAATGACGAAGGTAAGGCAGCAGCAAAGTATGTAAAAGAACAATTAACTTCCGAACGTAAGCAGGTTATATCTGATAAAAAAGATGAACATACTAATATTAACGAAGCATACAAAAATCAAATGCAATCTAAAATCGATTCGCTACGATCCAAACTAAAAAGAATGTCAAAGTTTGAAAAGAGAAAGCATAGAGAAACAATACAGAATCAAATAACTATGCTACGTGAAGAAAATAAATCAAGAAGAAAAGAACTATCCGAGCAATTAAAGAATTTCAGAACAGAAACAAAAGAATTATACGATGAAAAATATATCTCAGAATTAGACAAAATTAAATCAGACTCTAAGTTTATAAAAATAAAGAAGAAAAGTAAGAAAACAAGTACTTCTTAGAAACGGAGGTATAAGTAATAGTGGATGAACGTATGAAAAACTACTTAGCCCATCACGGTGTAGCCGGACAAAAATGGGGTCAGAGACATGGACCTCCTTATCCACTAAGTAGGGACCCTGCTAACGCTAAAAGGGCTCAAGCAGATCACAAAAAGAACAAAGCATCGACAAAAACGTCAAGCAATCCACCTAGAGTTTCTAGAGGTTCAACCCCATCCAGCATGCAAGTACACGTTATGAAGGGAATTATATCCGATAGAAAGTACAGAAAGGAATTAGCAAAGCAGCAAAAAAGAGAACAAGAAGAATACGAAGAAGCTCAAAGAGCCGAAAAGGCAGCAGCTGTTAAAAGACGAAAGTATCTTGAAAAAGAGGCTAAAAAGGGTCGATTAACAAGAGCTGAGCAGGAAGAATACACTGATTTAGTTTGGAGCGATAAGCGTCAAGCTGAAGCCGAGGCCGCTAAACAGCAAGCTCAACAGGAAAAATACAAAAACACAATGAGCCTTATTTCATCAGCGGCAGTTATGACTCAGAAAGTTGCAATGGCTGCTGAAAGAATTGGTTATGCGAGAAATGCACTAGCAATGCTTAGCGAGAGGCAGAAAGATAGAAATCAGAAGCTAAAAATTAAGCAGATGGAACTTAATACTGACCTTGCAAAAACCAAGATTAAAGAAGAAGCTGGCATTAAGAAAAATGAACAAAAATACGATTATCAGAAATCAAAAGACTCTGCTGATAGAAGACTCGATAAATACAAATTTAATGAGAATCTGAAAAACGGTATTTCTAATAAAGACACAGGATATAGTACAAAAAATAAGGACAAAACGTTTAACAAAGATAAAAACAAAAATAAAGGAAAATACAATACCCCAAAACCACAAAATAATGACACAACTTATAAAAAAAGATGGAAAGATATTGATATATTTGCTAAAAACAAAGATGGTACATATCAAAGAAATGATGTTATTACCAATTATAGAAGAAGTCAGTTTACCCAAAAGACTATGGAAACAAAACTAAGTTCGGCATATGCTGACTATACCAAATCTAAATATGTTTCCTATGCTGATTTACAACCATCTGTCAAGAGTATAAAAGTTTCAGACAGTAGTCTAAATAGGATAAAAGAAGCGCAGCGAAGAAGAACTAGGATGGAAGAAATTTCTAGACAAAAAGCAATGACTGAGTCTCTCCAAAGAAGTTTCTTAAATAGTAAGGGTAATAAGAATGCATACTATTCTATGAGACATTCGATGTTCTTAAGTCCTGAAGAGCAAATGCTATTATATCTAGCCCATCACGGCGTTAGTGGTCAGAAATGGGGTCAGAGACACGGACCTCCTTATCCATTAAGCAGAAACCCAGCTAACGCTAAAAGGGCAAGGGTTGATTATAAGAGTAATCTTGGTAAGGGTGTCGCTATTACAGCAGGTACACTACTCGGCCTTGCTGGTATGGCTGGAGTTGCATTAGCAACGGGATATGTTATACCACCAGTTGGTGCAGTAATAGCAACAGGAATGGGTTCTTTAATAAGTCAGGAATATAAGACGCATAAATCAAGAAGATTAACTGAAGAAAGGGACGAGATAGCCAAAAAACACGAACTTAAAGAGTCGCCAGAGCAAAAAGAAACACGAAAGAAAAAACAGAAGGCGATATTTGATGCCCAAGAAGAATTATATGCTAATTTTAACCCACTAGAATCAACCAATACCGCAAAACTAGAGTATAGTTCTACAACCAATAAACACCTACAGAAAGCTCTTGAGATAAAAAAGGATACCAAAATTTCAGAGGTGTTAGGTTCTAAAAATCAAGAGTTAGCTTCAAAAACGCCCGAAAAGATTTCACATGGTGTAAATCCAAACTATTCAAAGGTTGCGGCAGGATATCACGATAACTGTCTAAAATGCTCTTTAACTATGGAAATGAGAATGAGGGGTTATGATGTACAGGCAAAAGCTTCAAGGGCATCCGAAATAGAATCAATGTCTCAGCAGTCAACTCCAGGTTTAATGGCTCACTTTACAAAAACACCAGACACCTATGCATACTCAAAATTTACAAGATCTAAGAACATAATTAAAGAAAAAGATTTCATCAACTCTTTACCTGATGGGCGTTATATGATAAACGGACCAACAAATACTGGTGGCGGACATTCTATTTATGGTATTAAAAAAGATGGAAAAATTAAATATTATGACACACAATCTAACAATGGAACCGCATACAGCTTCTTCAATGCTGCATCTGGAAAATCAATAGGTAAAGAATTGATAAATAATTCAACCGATAGTTTTGCAGTGGAATTCATTAGATTGGATAATCTTTCTGAATCTGACTTCTATAATATCTCAGATTATTGTGAAAAATCAAAATAAATAAGGGGGGTGTACGTTTTGGATGAACGTTTAAAAAAATATTATTTAGCTCATCACGGTATACCCGGACAAAAGTGGGGTCAGAGACATGGACCTCCTTATCCACTAGATGGTGAGGTAAGTAGGTCTATTAGAAAAAATAGAATAAACTATGACCTCCTAACCGAACCTTCCGATACCAGAGGATACAAGAGAGTTAAACAGCTTGTTGATGAGCAAAGAAAAATAAAAGAAACAATTAGTGATTTTAAAAAATTAAAGAATACTGATATTGAATCAATTGTTGACGGGGTTAATCCTATAAAACACGGAGATGGTAGGAATTTTAACTGTCAGAATAGTTCCGTAGCATTGGCTTTGAGACTTCAAGGATATGATGTAGAAGCTAGATTAAATTATGACGCTTCTAATGTTGGTAATTTGGAAGAGGCTTTTGTTTCTGGAAAATTAAAAACCATCAATGTTGGGTCCTGGAAAAATAAAGCGGAATTAGCGGATAGACATAAACAGTTAATGACGGCGGTAACTACTGAACTATTAAAAGAGCCGGTGGGGTCCACAGGTATTTTTATAATGCCCTGGATAGTATCAGACGACCCGAAACAAAATGCATCATGCTTTCACGCCGTGAATTATAAAGTAGGCAAAAACAATAAGCTTTATTTTTATGATGGACAATCATCAAAACACCCCATTTTTACGGCTGATGTTCTTAATTGGGATGCTCTAGACCCCAGAGATGTTCAGTTTATGAGGACTGACAATCTGCAACCATCCGAAAAAGTTACAAAATACGTAATTAGTAAAGAGAGGGGGCAGAGTGCAAACAATGATAAGCGATGAACTTCTCACAAAAGTTAAAAAGACCCTACCTCCATATTCGAAGATTATACGAATAGTCGATGATGGGAATAGGTTTGTAATCTTTACTGGAGTTGGAAACTTTACTGATGCTCAAGTGGTAATTGCCGACAAAAAGAGCAGTGAGATAAAAACCGTCGATATATACTCTTTAAGATTAAAAAATCAAAATAAATAAAAAGGAGGATTGTAAAAAATGCCAAAAGCAGATTACGATTTTAGTGGTTGGGCCACAAAGAACGATTTAAGATGTTCGGACGGTAGAATCATTCGACACAATGCTTTCAAGGTAAATGATGGACAGCAGGTACCATTGGTATTTGCCCATGTGCATGGAGACCCATCAAAAGTTTTAGGACATGCCATTCTTGAAAATAGGGACGAGGGTGTCTACGCATACGGATATTTTAATAATACAAGAGCTGGACAGGATGCTAAAGAAGCTGTAAAGCATGGCGATATTAATGCACTTAGTATCTGGGCTAACAATTTACAGCAGGCAGGTTCCGAAGTACTTCACGGTGTAATTCGAGAAGTATCTTTAGTACTTGCTGGCGCTAATCCTGGAGCTTTTATAGAATCAGTCGTTGCTCACAATTTACCAATGGAGGATGGCGATGATGAGGGAATATTCTACACAAACGAGTTTATTATCTCTCATGCCGACTCTGAAGTAAAAGCAAACAATGACAAAAAAGATGAAAAAAAGGAGGAACCAAAAGTGCCAGATACCAAAGACGCTAAAAAGTCCGGTTCAGATGAACCAACAGTCGGAGAGGTATACGAAACTCTCAATGATGACCAGAAAACAATGGTAGACATTTTAATTGATGAGGCTGTAAAACAGGCCTTAGAAAATAACAAAGATAAAAAAGGAGATGACGACGTGAAACACAATATTTTCAATTCTTATGAAGAGGAAGAGTACGATGGAAATGTACTTTCTCATGCAGATATGGATAACATTCTTTCAGCAGCTAAAAGAGGAAATTCCCTCAGAGACACATACAATGAGTATTGTGCAGTAAACGATATTCAGCATGATGATGAGCATGGTATTGTTTACCCTACCGGAACATCAACATACGGTGTCAATGATATGGATATGTTGTTCCCAGATCTCAAGAATGTTACAAACACTCCAACATGGATTTCTAGAAGAATGGAGTGGGTTGATGTAATTCTTAAAGGAGTTCACAGAACACCATTCTCAAGAATTAAATCACTCTTTGCAGACATTACTCAGGATGAGGCAAGAGCAAAGGGTTATATTAAAGGTAAGCAGAAAGTTACAGAAGTATTCTCAACATTAAAGAGAACAACAACACCTACAACTATTTACAAACTTCAGAAAGTAGATAGAGATGATGTTATTGATATTACAGACTTTGATGTAATTGCTTGGATTAAATCTGAGATGAGAGTGATGCTTGATGAGGAAATCGCAAGAGCAATTCTCGTTGGTGACGGAAGACAGTCTACAGATGATGATTATATCAACAGAGACAATATAAGACCTATCGTATCTGATGCAGACCTCTTTAACGTTAAAGTTGGAATTAACACAACAATCCCAACAGATGTTTCAAACCAGACAGCAATTGATGCATTTGCTAAGTCTTTCATAAATAGTGTTATATTTAACTATAGAAAATACAAAGGTTCCGGAAATCCTACGGCATTTATGCAGGAATCAGTTCTTTCTTGCCTCTTACTTGCTGAGGATGGTATGGGAAGAAAGTTATATCCTACAATGGAAACTCTTAAGACAGCTCTTAGAGTTAAAGACATTGTAACCGTTGAAGTAATGGAAGGCATAAACATTACATACAAAGTAAATACTGAGGATGTAACTGGTGAAGTAATGTGCATTCTTGTTAACCTTAATGACTACAATGTTGGTGCAGATAAGGGTGGAGCTATTTCAATGTTTGATGATTTTGATATTAACTTCAACAAGAATGAGTACCTCATCGAGACAAGAATCTCAGGTGCTTTAGTTAGACCTTACTCTGCTATGACAGTTGTTGCTCTTGGCGAGTAATCATATTGTAACTATTCTAGGAAGGAGGTAATATTAATGAAGTTTGTTGGAGCCATTGGCTTTTGGAAAGAGGATAAAGAATCCGAAACAGAACCTTCGGTGTATAGACCAAAGGAAATTGTTGAAAAACCATATAGAGGAGACATAGTTCAATACACACAGCGTTTACAACAGGCTGACCAGATGACGCCGGATGTCATCTTCTCCGCACAAATAAGTATTAACGCTGATTTATATTTAAACAAGCACTGGGAAAGCGTGGCTTATGTCTTATATAAAGGAGTTAAATGGGCTCCAACAGCCATTAATATTGACTTCCCAAGAGTTGTAATAAGTGTCGGAGGTAAATATCATGAATCTTAACAGACGAATTACTTTTGACAAAAAACTCAGACAGATACTTCAGGATAATGGTTTAGATGTAAATATTTACTTCGAACCGCCTAGAAGTATATCTGTCAAAACCCCAAATATTCTGTATAAACTAGACAGGTCTAAACCGATTTATGGTGATAATAAGGCTTATGTTGATATAGCAGAGTATACAGTTATATTTAGAACAAAAGAACCACGCTGTATAATCCACAACGATTTATTAAAGCTTGGTCAAGCCTCTTTTGTAACTAAGTATACAAAAGACGGATTAAATCACTACCAATACAAAATTTATTATTAAAATGGAGGTAATAAGATGGCAATTTTAAATTGGGACGCAGAAGGTGAAAGACTATACCAGACAGGTGTAGACCACGGCGTATTATATCCTAAAGACTCTACCACAAAAACATACCCTCAGGGTTATGTATGGAATGGTCTTACAACTGTAACAGCATCACCATCTGGAGCAGAAGTTTCAGATACATATGCTGACAACATCAAATACTTATCATTACTCTCAGCAGAAGACTTTGGTTTAACAATTGAAGCTCTTATGTATCCTGATGAGTTTGAACAGTGTCTTGGACATGTAGTAGTAAATGGTGTTGTAGTTTCTCAGCAGAAGAGATCAAGATTCGGATTCTCTTATAGAACTTTAATCGGTAATGATGTTGAAGGAACTGACTACGGTTACAAGCTTCATTTAGTATACAACTGCTTAGCTGGAGTATCCGAGGAAGCTGCAGCAACGGTTAATGATTCTCCAGAGGCACCAACAATGTCTTGGGAAATCTCAACAACTCCAGTTGTAATCGCTTTAACTGATTCTAATGGAAAGAAGATTTACAAACCAACTGCACATATTGAGATTGATTCAACAAAGGCTGATGCTACTAAGTTGAAATTACTTGAAGATGCTCTTTATGGAACAGATACTACAGAAGCGCATTTACCATCAATTGATGAAGTAATTACAATGCTTACACCCTGATACAACCACTACAGAAGAACCAACAGATGACACAACAAATTCTGAGGACCCTTCAGATGAAGTAGTGGAAGATAATAATGATAATGGTTAAATAAATGATTTGAAAGGAGTACGAACACATGTACAAAACAACAGTCGAATATGAAGATTTTAATGGTGAGAAGAAGAAGAGGACTTTATACTTTAACTTATCGCAGTCCGAATTGACCGAATTAAAGTATGAGTCAAATGGTGCTTTAGAGGACAAGATTGTAGAGATAGTAGCTACAAAAAATAGATCAGAAATGATGCTACTATTCACAAAGCTTCTCAAGATGGCGTACGGTGAGAAATCTGAGGATGGCGAATACTTTATCAAGAATGAGGAAGTATACAACAGATTCAAATTTTCAAATGCCTATGATGCCTTCCTCGAGAAGTTGGTATCAAGTGACTCTGAGCTTGAAAACTTCATTAAGCATGTAATGCCTAAGAAACTTTCGGACAAGGTGGACATGAACGAAGTTAAAAAGAAAACCGAAGAATATATTGTATAAATATTCAAAATAAGTAAAGAAGGAGGAATGCTCGATGCTCAAGATTACAATAGACCCAATAGAATGTTGGGATGAAAAGACTGAACGATTCTATTATTCTTTAGATAAGTCATACACTCTTCAATTAGAGCATTCTCTCCTATCCCTTTCTAAATTTGAGGAAATTACTTGTAGGGGGTTATTAAACAGAGGTGGGGAACCGCTATCTGTTAGCGAGACTAGATTATATGTTAAATGCATGACAATTAATAAAAATGTCCCAGATGCAGTTTACGATAATCTTACAAATGAACACATAAACCTCGTAAAAGATTATATAGAGAAACAACATACCGCAACAACTGTTGTGAAAAAACCACGAAGAAGAAACACTCCTAGAAAACAAGAAGGTATAACCAGTGAGCTAATTTACTGTTGGATGGTTCAATTAGAGATACCGTTTTCCTGTGAAAAGTGGAATTTGAGTCGTTTATTAAAGTTGATTGAAGTATGTAATGCTGAACAGCAAGAACCTGACATGATGAAACCAAAGGATATCATGAAGCGAAATAGAGCTATAAATGCAAGAAACAAAGCTAGATTTTCAAAAGGCAGACACTAAGGAGGTTCTATGCTAAAAGTATCAAATACTAAATTTGTTAAGACTAGGAAATATTTCAGTGATTTAGAGAATGTAATTCACGACGAAGATAGAAGAATAGTCTTATTTGCGGAGAGAGGATTAGAGGCTCTTAGACTTAATACACCTGTTAATTCTGGACAAACCGCAGATTCATGGAACTATGAAATAATAAGCTCTGATGGTATAGTTACCATAAATTACTACAATGATAATCTTGTAGATGGATGGTTTCAGGTAGCTGTTTATCTGGAGCTTGGACATGGAACAAACGGTGGTGGATATGTAACTGGGTATCCATACATTGATGAATCGATAGAAATTGCATTTAATCAGTTAATAGAAGATGTGTGGAAGGGAGTTGATAAGTCATGAGCTCTACTATTGAGAATAAAGTTGTAAAAGTTTCATTCGATCATAAAGACTTTGACAAAGGTCTTGATGAGAGTAAGAAAGAGCTTGAAAAGTACGAAAAGAAGCTTAAGATGGACGACGGTGTCAAAGCCTTGTCTGCCTTTCAAAAAAGTTTGAATGCCATAGATTTAAGCGGATTTTCAAAATCAATAAACGCTATTGAAGGTCGACTATCAACTTTCGGAATCATGGGTGCCGAGATTACTCGTAAAGTAACCGATTCAATGATTTCAGCCGTTACAAATCTGTACGCCACAACAATGGGTCAAATAAAATCCGGAGGTAAAGCCAGAGCAACAAATATTGAGCAGGCTCACTTCCTATTACAGGGTCTTCTGGGAGATGAAGAAAAAGTCCAGGAGATAATGGACGTTGCTATGGATTCCGTTGATGGAACCGCTTATGGATTTGACCAGGCTGCTAAAGCTGCAGCTCAGTTCGTAGCATCGGGTCTTACAGCTGATGAATTAGTAACACCGCTTAAAGCGGTTGCTGGTGTTGCGGCTACTACATCTAGTGATTACTCGGCTCTGGCAAATATCTTCACAAAGATAGCTGGTCAGGGTAGAGCGATGACCGGTGAATTAAATCAGTTATCAAGCTATGGTATTAATGCTGCGGCTACCTTGGCTGAATATTTTAACGGCGTTTCAGACGGAACTATTCAAGTAAGCAAAGAAGTACAAAACGAAATAAATGGTGCCTGGGCTAAAGCAGAGGTTTCTGATAAAGTTAAGGATATGCTTGGCGAAGGCGGAAAAATGACCGAGGGTGCTATAAGAGAATTAGCCTCTCAAAGCGCTATAACATTCCGAATATTCTCAGACGCACTCGGTCAGAGATTCGGTGAACATGCTAAGAAAGCTAATGAAACGGTTAATGGTGCAATGGCAAATGCTAAGGCGTCATTATCAAGAATCGGTGCTGAATTTTACTCACCATTAATTGAACAGAATGGTCCACTCGTTAAAATGTTCAACTCATTGAGAGTTGCTATTAATGAGGCTAAGAAGGATTTAGAGTCTTTCTTTGCAGATATCTTACCAATTGCTGAGAAGGTAATAGGTCTTGTTACAAGCATTGCTGACGTTGAAAGTGGTAAAGTATATTTAGAGCTCGATAGAATGATGGGTTCTATTAATGATATTGCATGGTCTTTAACGGGTGTATTCTCACAATTAAAAGAAGCATTTACCTCTGTTTTTGGAGAGTATAGCTTTGTAGACTTTTTAAATACTATTGGTTGGCATATCAATAGAGTAACAAGGTTTATATTAGCCCTAACGGTAGCGTCCGATGAAGCCTCATTAGCTAGAGCCAAGTTTGTCGATAATGAGGGCGGACATCTTGTAGGATTCTTTAAACTTATATTTGGCCTTCTCAAGCAGTTTAAAGTAGTCTTTACCAATGGCTTTACATTTGCTAAAGAGATAATTACATTATTTGGGAATGCCTTACATAATGTATTTGGTGGAATAGATGGTGTATATGATGAAATACTGAGTATAGCCGAAGCAATAGCGCTATTCTCAAATAATCTGAAATTGTCAGATGAGCAGGGTGAGAAGACTCAAAAAATATTTGAAATTATATTAACCGTTTTAAAGGGTGTAATTGGCGCCTTTAAGATGATACTACCATACGCTGCCAAATTATTTGTGGCTTTACAACCGTTATTTGATGTATTAGCCGATATATTCATTACAGTAATGGATGGGCTATTTGGATTCGACTTGGCTTCTAAAGGGGCTTCAGGGCTCACAGCAGTTCTTGACAAGTTAATAGACGGAGTAGCCACAGCCGCCCAGTTTATACATGACTTATATTTTGCTTTAAAAGAGGGAGATTTAGACCTCGTAAAAGAAAAATTCAAATCATTGGGTGAAGCCATTTTTGAAGGTCTAGGTTCTGTCAAAGATAGCTTACTATCAAAGATTCCAGATAATGGAATATTCGGTGGTATAATTGACTACTTAAAAAATACAGAGATTTCTATTGGTGGTGTTAAAGATGCCATAACAAGTTTCTTTGATACATTGTCTAACCACATACCAGTCCTTCAGGACATTAAAGACATGTTTTCTGAAATGTTCGGATTAGGTAAGTCAAACCTCTTCGATAAAGTAAGGGAAATAGGTGGTGCTAAAGCCGGCAAACCTGATGACTCCAACATGAACAAATACGGTGGCGGTATCATGCAAATGGTACAGGGTAAGTTTGAGGAGATTGGTGAAAACGCCAGGGATAATACTGTCATGGGTTCATTTACGACTACCATATTGGGCGAACCGCAAGATTTCTCAAGACTTGTATCTGAATATGAAGACCCGTTTAATAAGATTATAGTATTAATCAATTCTTTAGCTGGAGCAATATCTGGTTTAAGGATGGCTACCGGTATTAGTAACGCCCTAACTGGTGTTGGTACTTTCATGTCAAGTATCGGAAAAACCGCACAAGACTTCTCTGGGGGCTTAAAAAACTTCTTAAATCCATTTGCTGATGTTGCTAAAAAAAAGGTAGTAATGGACGGCATCTTTAAAATAATAGCGGCTATTTCAGCCTTAATATTCTCATTTGCATTGTTGGTAAAGGTTGCCAGCCAAGACCTTGACGCTTTTACAAAAGTATCAGCTGTTATATTAGTTCTTGTTGGAGTATTGCTATTTGCCCTTGTCAAGTTATCTAAAGCCAAAGGAAGTATTACAAAAGTTACAGCCGCAGCAACTGCCATGGAGAAAATGGCAAAGGTAATAGCTATTATATCTGCGGCATTGATTGCTATAATGGAAGTCTTGGCTTATACTGATGCTGGAATTGATGAATTGATTTCTGCAGTACTTGCTATAAGCATCGTATTGGCTGTTATGATAGGTTTAACTATTTGGTTGCTAAAAAATGCCAAACAAGATCCTACAAAAGCACTTGGTCTAATAAAAAGTATGACAACTATGCTAGTTGCAATCGGAGCATCTTTAGCCGTATTAGCATTAATGGACCCTTGGTCTCTAATAGCCGCTGCTGGTGCCTTAGCTTTAATAATAGCAGCAATGACTATTGCAATGAGGGAACTAATAAATACAACTAAGAGCATGAAAAAGCTTGAAAAAATAGACAAAATTGGTGAAGTGTTTGCAAAAATGGCACTCACAATGGCCGTTGTAGCAGTCGCTTTATCAATCCTCGCAAAACAAGATGTTAAGGGTATATGGTCAGCCGCGGGAGCCCTTATCTTAATAATGATTGCTATTGCTGGGGTATTTTGGTTCCTAGGAAAGCGCGGCGGTGGACCAGCCGTAATGGAAGGTTATGCCACTGCATTTATTAGCATGGCTGCTGCATTGCTAATAATATCGGTTAGTATTATGGTAATTGTTCAAGCACTCACAATGTTAATGCTATTAACGAAAGTCTTCAAATTAAAAGATATGCTAATGACCCTTGGGGGATTTCTAGCAGTTATTGCAGGATTTCTACTAGTTATAGGATTAATTGCCTATGCATTTGGTGGACCAATACTCTTGTTAGGTCAGGGATTTTTCTTACTAGGCGCTGGTTTATTCTTAGTAGCTTTAGCTGTAAAAACTTTGGCTAAAGGTATTATAATGTTTATAGGAGCCCTAGCTGTCTTAGCGGGTGCTTCAGCTATAATTGGTCCTGGAATAGCGGCTCTTGGTACATTATTAACGGGTATGGCTGCAGCTTTGGCTGATGCAGTAATGATATTCCTAAAAGAAATTCTTAAGGGAGTATTTGACATGATTTATGAAATATTGACGTTCATAGAAAATGCCATACCGATGGTCTGCAACATTTTGTTACTATTAATGGAGGCTGTATTTGCCGTAATTGTTGGTTTCATATTATATTTGGTTGAGAGCGGAGAAGCTTATTCTGCGGGTTATGCACTTGTTGGATTTATCATCGAATTCTTATCTGGTATGATAGATGCCTTAGCTGACAGAGTTGAAATGCTGGCAGATGCTATTACGAAACTTATTGTCGCAATATTGGCAACCATAGGACTTGTTCTTAGAAAACTCGGCAGTATTATAAAAGATGTCGTAATGGAAGCTGTAAAACATGTAAAGAAGGCTTTAGGTATTAACTCACCATCAAAGGTATTCTTCCAGATTGGTAAGTTTATATTATTAGGTCTTTGGAATGGCTTAAAGCTTATATGGAAATTAATCGTTAAAGCTGCTAAAGCTGTTTGGAGAGCCGTCAAGAAAGCATTCTTTGCAGTTGTTGATTGGTTTAAGAGTCTCCCAGAAAAGATTGCAAATGCTATTAAATCGTTCTTTGAATGGGTTGGTGGAATAGTTGCAAGTATAGCTACAAAGATTGGCGAAGGTCTTGCTAACGGATTACAAGCAATTAAAGACTGGATAGTTGATAAAGCTGGCGATTTGAAGCAGGCTGGAACGGACTTTATAGGCAATATTATCGAAGGATTTACAAACTTTGTTGAGGACCCAGTTGGGACTATTAAAAATATCTGGGAAGGCATAAAAGAAGTTCTTGGTGGTGTAAAAGATTGGATTAGTGAACATGTAACTGGTGCAATAGATTCAGTAACCGGTGCAATAGCCGGTGTTGCTGATAATCTTGGTTTGATAGATTTAGAAGAAGGCGAAACTGGAACTGAGAAAGCTACAAGATTATATGGTAAAACTTGGGGACAGAATCGTGGAGTATTTGAATCTTGGGTTGAAACACCTGAGAAATTAGCTAAGGCTTACAATACTGGATTAAAGAACAACAATCAGTACTTATTAAATCTTGTAAACGATTACGAAAAAGCCGTTAGCGAAATGACTGACGAGCAGAAGGCTAAATTAGGAATTACCTTTGAGACAGCAGAAGACGCAGCCGCAGTATTCATTGATGATTGGGTTAACCAAACAATGGATCATTGGTATACAGAAAAGAAAGGCACAGAGTTAGCCGATGAAATAATAAATTCAGTATCTGCTTCCGATGAAAAGAAGGAAGAACTAAAGCAGAAAGTTATTGACTTATCAAATGGTATTGGTGTTGAAGGTGGTCAGACATCTGGTGACGCGATATACGGAAGTATGATTAAGTGGTTTGAAGATAACTATCATACGAACTATGAAGAGGCTAAACGAAAGACCGATGGTTTATTTAGCGAGTTAGGTATGAATTACGGTGCTGTAATTGCATCAAGTATTCAGACTGGAATCGACCAATCCCCAAATCCTACAGTAACATTAGACACCGTGATTAACTCTGAGGCTGTTGGAACGTCTCTTCGTGAGGCTATTGGATTATCGGGTCTTTCAATATTTGACCCAACGTTTGGTATGGCTAATCCAGCATTATGGCCTTCGAATAATAAGACAACTGTTAACAACAATACAAACCTAGTTCTTTCACAGACAAACAATGGTACTGGTGTAATTTCAGCCCCAGAAGCTATGCGAAAGGGTACACAAACCTTATTAACTAAGAATGATTGGTTCCAAACAAGAAACACCAGTAATAATGTAAATTCTGGTGGTGGAGCTAATTTCGGTTTTTAATTAAAAATTCAAAATAAGTAAAGGAGAGCATTTCTATGGTACTAGAAGTTCAAGCCACAAATTACCGAGGTAATTCTATGGTATTTGATATGTGGGACCCGGATGAGTCTGGGTACGCCATAACTAAGATTGATGGTCTTGGTCCAATAAAGACTACTGTTAATAGAACTGCTCGAGGAAGCCTTGATGGTTCTTACTACAATTCTTGCTCTGGGCGAGAAGGTCGAACTATAACATTATCGTTTAGACCAGTCCAGGGTGAGGATATTGAGGCTTGCCGACAACGATTGTATAGTTTCTTTGTGATAAAGGGACAGATTACTTTAATCATTACAACTGAACATAGGAAAGTTGTATTTACAGGTTATGTAGAATCTAACGAACCAGATATATTCTCAAAGACAGTTACTCAAAACGTAACTATTGTTGGTACAGAGACAACATTTAAAGCATACAACGATTCTACAAGGTCAACAAGATACCATTGGTATATGACAGGTGTTGAGGATACAGGCTTACAATTCCCATTATCCAACGAAATACCTTCAGATGCTCAGAGTTCGTACACAACAGCTCTGAGGGCAGATACTGATGGTTTAATTAGCGGTCAGTCATCGGCAACACCGTTGTATTGGTATTCGAATCAGATTTTCTTTGACTATATGGATTATGTAAATCTTACAGCATCTATGAGTTATGATGGTGATGTGGAGACAGAAGTTAAATTGTATATTAGCTTTGTTGGTGGAGTGCCTTATTCTGCAGGTCATACGAACCATATATTGGTTAAATCATCTTCTGGCGGTTATATGGTAATAGATTTGAATGGTATAGTTAATCACCTAGGCTTTACACTAACTGAAACTTCTCAAATAATAATTGATAGTGTTACAGGAAGCAAGAAAGCTTATATTTATGATAAAGAGAATATGAGACCTTACAATATCATACCTTATCTTCACGATGTCAGCTGGTTTACATTGGCTCCGGGTGAGAATACCTATACGTGGTCTGCTAAACATTATAGCGAGTATCTAGCACTATCATTAGAATATAGCAAATTATTCGAGGGGGTATAGAGCATGGATGAACATATGAAAAACTATCTCGCTCATCACGGCGTAGCTGGGCAAAAGTGGGGTCAGAGACACGGACCTCCTTATCCACTAAATTCCAATCCCTCAAAACAGGCTAAACTAAAAGCAAAAAGTAAGAGTTCTTATAATAAGCTTTATGGCGGTTATCAAGGGATATCTATGAATCCATTGATAGATATTTTAATGAAAACCCATAAGGACAAAAAAGCTCCCTCTAAAGTAGATGAGTTGAAGTTGAAGCAGCAAAGATATGATGACTACACTGATAAGATTTATGAGGAATTTTCCAATACCTATAAACGTGAATTAAAAAACCTTCTAGATACGCCAATTACTATTGCAAGGGATCAAAATCTTCAAAGGTATTCTACTCATAAAAAACTTTCAGATGAAAAATGGCATTCAGATTATTCATTTGTCTCTTATACTAAGAGGGACGATCTTGCGTATAAGACTTCGGCCCTTGGTAATAAATTGTCAGCAAAAGTTGAGACAAAGGATGTATTTAGACAGAGTTTAAAGGCAAATAGAGATTTAAAAATTATGCCTTTTAGTGAAGTTATGACACTTATTGATGGCGAACAATCATTAAAAAGTACACAATACAAGAGTTATGTGCTTGATAAATTTGCATCTAAATCTTTTATTAAGAAATTTGTACCCATAGAAGATCAAGAGGGATATATTGACCATTTAATAAATTTGAGGGGTACAAAAATAAATTCAATCTATCAGAGATATGGGGAGCCTGAAGATGGGTATGATAAACTTGTAGATGAGGCTTCAAAAAGAGGCTATCAAGGAATAGTAGATGTTGAAGATTTTCTGAGTCCATGGTTTGAAAAACCTATAATATTATTTAGCCCTAATGATAATATTAGAGATGTTAGTTCAACTATAATAAAAAAAGAATCCGATAAACCTATATATGATGAGTATCATTCTAGAATGATGGACTATTACGAAACTGGCAAAATCGGTAATGATAAATTGGGTAAATTGGGGGTATAAACTATGAGTGAATTTCCAATAATTACAATATTAGATAATGCATTTAATACCCTCGATTATATTGATGGTTACAAATCTCTTGGGTGGAACTCACAGTTTAACGACGTTGGTACTTTTGTAATGGAATGCCCTATAACTCATGAAAAAATTCAGAGATATTTGGTAACCAAAGAACCTCAAACAACATATTTCAAGTTAGATGATGAAATTATGAGGGTCGAACATGTAACTATAAAATCTAGTCTAACTGATGGTTATATTGTAACTTTGGAGGGTTCTTCTCTTGAAACCATTCTAAAAGATAGAGTAACTTGGTATGATACTCAGATTGTTACTTATGGTGAGGACGACACTGATTCTTATGGTGACTACGGTCCGGATTTTAACACCGTAATAACCAGATTAATAAATAGGAACTTTATAAATGCTACAGATAGTGTTAGAAATATTCCAGGTTTTCATATAGCTCCAATACCATCAGCAATTGCATCTCTGGGTATGAGTGGCTTCGACTTTTCAATGTTAACATGCTTTGATATTATCAAAGAGATTTGTGATACATTTGGTATTAGGTTCGGGCTGAGATTAGATTCTAATAAGACTTTAGAATTATATTTCAAATACCCAGTTCAGCCAGATAATGCTACGGTAGAATTTTCGACATCTTTTGGTAATGTATTAAATTCGGCATTTCAGTATGATTTGACACCTAAGAACATGATTCGTGTGTGGGCTCCTGATGGTGAGTATAGTACTAATGGTGGAAGCTCTGTTTCAGGTTTAAGACCTAGATCTTCTTATGGAACAACTAATGGGGGTTTAAATAGACGAGAAATGGTCTATGAGGATGACGGTTCAGCAAACGTCACAACAAATAACGTATCTTACGAAAATCGAAGCTATGCACAGGCTTGCAGGGCTACTAGAAAGACTGCCAAATTAGTATTAGAGGAACAAAGAAGAATACACAATTTTGAAGCGGATATTGATTGGACTCAGTTTAAATATGGCAAAGATTATGACATTGGCGATTGGGTCTATGTAGAGAATGAATTTGGAATGGGTGGTTATGCACAAGTAACAGGATTCGTTAGAACTTGGGATGATTCGGGTATTAGTGAATATCCAAACTTTGAGTTTAGTGCATCAGACTCTACGTTCCAGTATGGAAATTAGGAGGTATTATATTTATGGCAATTACGTCAGGATTCTGGGATTCCTTTAATGGAGACCGAATGTATTCTGCAGAAGCTTTCGGACAATTGTTTGAAGGTTTGATATCAGATGGTATTGCCCAGTCAGAAGGGAATGCTTTTGCTTATGATGTCTCACAGGCTGGAACGGCAGTTGGAGCACCTAAAATAGGTATAAAAAGTGGTAAGGCATGGTTTAACAATCATTATATTCGAAATGATGCCACAACATATATTACACTGGATAACCCTCAGAGTTTATACAGTGGAACAGTTGACCCTCAAAATTCCTATTATGCAAAAGCTCTCATTTACATGTATGTAGATACAACAGAGAGTGGCGGAACCATTGCAAATACATATGAGAATGTAACAACTTCGACTACTGGTAGGATTTGTGGTCTTGGGGTTAGCTATGTTCCGTCAGTTACTACCGGTTATGACGATATACGAAACCCAACTGCAACAGGCTCTACGGGAATATACACTTATCCATTATATTTGATTACATATAATGATAGTGAACAACAGATAGCCGAGGGTAATATTTTTAGGGATTACCGTGGAACTTCTTCTTGTCCTTGGATACAGTTATTAATTGAAGGTGAGGTCGGTAATGCCTTAAACACTTATTATTAAAGGAGGTACTATATTTTGGCAAATTCATTTGGAAGTTTGAAGTCTGTTAAGAAAAATGGCTTCTTTACTAGTGCGTTTGGTAGTAGAACCTACACCTTTAATAATAAGACAGTCCTTACTGGCGATAGAGGATATATGACATCCGATTTTGGAGCATTGCCTTTCTATCTCATTAACGAAGGCATTATTCCAAACTATGAGAGTATATTCGAACCATTTACCAATGGGGGATACTTCATAGATGGTTATACAAAATTTAAGATAGATTTATACATTGACAAGGGTAAGGCTTGGTATAATAATGCCTCAGTCCTTAATGGAAAACACTCCATAGTCGGAGGTTATTATATTAAGAATGATGAAGATATGTATCTGTTGCATAGTGTTGAAATAGATGCCACACCTAAAAGTTTCGCTAGTGGATACGACTACAAATGTGGGTTCATATTTATTTATGCAGAGTTAGATACTTCACAAGGTCGAAGACAACTCGTTTTCAGAACCATGAGTCGTTCGTTTAATGGGGATGCTAGCGTTTTAGATAATCAGGAGAATGTATTTGACTTATATTATAGTAGGTATAAGACAAATGGCAGACGTTTTATAGTTCCATTCTTTAAAATTGAGTGGCAGCTTACTAAGAATGTTCAGTATGCGCCTTACTCCCTGGCATATATTGCAGAGGATTATCGAGGTGAGGATGGTTCTACGACTGGTCATCCAAAGTATTATATAGGAACTACAGCACCGACATATTCATTGTATTGCCCATTTGCAAAGCGAGTGGACTCTGAAATTATCTAATCTAGGAGGCAGATGTACGATTGACCACGTGGCAATGCTCTTTAATGGGTACATCGAGTCGATTTAGGTGGGCTGAGAATCGACTATTATATTTAAATAGGAAGGTTGAGGTTTATGAATCCAGCAATTGTTACACTTTTATCAACACTATTGGTTGCGTTGATTAGTTTAATAGGCACGATAATAACTACAAAAAGTGGGAACGAAAAGATACAACATGAGCTAGACAAACACAATGCTGTGCAGGATACTAAACTTGAGGAGTTGACTAGAGAAGTTCGACAACATAATGACTTTGCTACAAAGATTCCTGTTATTGAACAGAGGGTAACTGCTCTGGAGAAGAGTGTCTATAACCGTTCTTAAGGGGGTGCTATATTTATGAGTAATAAGACCTACGATATTTTGAAGATTATATGTCTGATTGTACTTCCAGCATTTACAACGTTTGTAATAGCTATTATCCCAGTACTTGGAGTACCGCATAGTGATGCTATTATATTTGTTTTGACGGCATTTAACACAATGTTAGGTACAATTATTACAAAGATTAGCAGTATGTATAACAAAAAGATACAAATAGAATCTGAAAAACCTATAAATCAGGCATAGTATTATACCCTGGGCGTCTCTTATTATGGGGGCGCTCAGATTCGATTAAATCTTACCATAATATTTTTTTGAATCCAAAAATTTTCCCGGGTGGGAATTTTCGAAAAAATGTTGCTCTATAATGAACTAATAATGAAGTTTTAAGGGCATTATAGAGCCCGGAAAGGATTATATTATGGGTAGAAAAGAAAAGGATTTTATTATGTGTAAAATTTATAAAGACGTAGCTTGTTGTGGCTGCGGAGAATGTTTGGAAAAACCAAAGAAATATGAATATAAGAAAACAGATGTATGGAATGTATGGATGGATGAAAGACCAGTAATGGTAAGACAAGATGGTACGATAAGAAAATTGTAAGTAACAAAAAGGGAATGCAGAAATGTGTTCCCTTAATATTTTTCCGAAAAAATGTTATTCTATAATGCAATAATAAACAATATTTTAAGGGTAATAAACCCGGGAAGGATTATATTATGAAAGAAAAACTTATTGCAGAGATTTTAACATGTATTAAGAAGGCGATGATAATTGCCTTGATAGGAATGTTATTTCCTATTAGTAGTCCAATATTATTCATTGGGCTTGGGTTATGGATTTATATACCAATGTATGATAGGTATATGAAAGAAGTAAAGGAAAAAGAAATAGAAGATAAGAAACGGAAGAAAAAAGATAACAATTAAGTTACAAAAGGGAATGCAGAAATGTGTTCCCTTAATATTTTTCCGAATAAATATTCTTATATAATGAACTAATAAATTATATTTTAAGGACAAATGGTCCGGAAAGGAACGAATTATGAACAAGAAAGTATTAGTAGGAATTGTAGGAGTTATTGGATTATTAGGAATCATAGGAATGATTCTTGACAAACTGAAAGGAGATAGTAAAGAAATAGATTAATTTAAAATGGTGCTAGGGGTTCCACCGATTAAAAAGAACCCTAATAATTTTTATTTCCGAAAAAATGTTGGTCTATAATGCAGTAAAATGCAACTAAATAATTATATTTTAAGGGCAAAAGGCCCAGAAAGGAGTACAATATGTACGAAAATGATAATAATTATGATGTAGAGGTTGAAGATGTTATGGAGGACCTGGATAATATGGGTCACCCAGTATTAACAGTTATTGCATCACTTTTAGGTGGTGCAGCAATTGGAACAGGAGGAACACTCCTGGTTAAAAAGTTGATGAACAACAATGATAAGAAGCTTGAGAGAAAGCAGAAGAAACTTAATAAACTTAAAAGAGATGCCGAGAAATTAGGCATTGATTTGAGTGATATTCCGGAGATAGAAATACCGGAAGATGAGGAACTAGATGGTGAAATTGATACCGAGACTGGTAAAGTTAAGGTTGAAGTAAAAACTGATAGTAAAAAGAAAAGTAAGAAGAAAGGTGAGTGATAAAACCGGGGGGCACAGAAATGTGTTCCCCTAATTTTTTCCGATAAAATCTAACCCTATAATGCGGACAAAGTGTGCCGTATTTAGTAGAAAGGAGGATTTTATGAAAGTAATAAGGATATTACTAATAATGCTAGTTATATTAGCGGTGTTACATTTGGTCATGTTGATTACGTGGCCTAAAGAGTTGATATTATCAGGTTTTTGCCTGGTAATCGCGTATCTTATGATGCGACGGATATAAAATAATAGAAAGGAGGTGGCAAATATAGATGTCATCGAGAAGTTAGTAGTTATATTGTGTGTACTTGGGATATCGAGTATCGTTTGTTACTCGAGCCCAGTAATATCGATAGTAGCGATTTTAATATTGATTATTCTATTTATGAATAAGAAAGGAGATAAGAAATGAAGATTAGCCCAAAAGTTGTAAAATCATTGATGGGGGTTGGAGGTCTGTTAAGTTTTACAGGCTTTGTAATCGATTTATTATTCAGAGATGCTGCCCAAGAGGTGGCTATTAATGATGTACTTGATGCGCGTTTAGCTGCGCTTGACGAGGAAGAAGATGATGTAGAATAATTTAAAAAAAGGGAATGCAGAAATGTGTTCCCTTAATATTTTCCGAAAAAATGTATCTATATAATGAACTAATAATAAAGTTTTAAGGGTAATAAGCCCGGAAAGGATTATATTATGAAACTGAAATTTATGTTTTATAGGATTCGATTTATTTTTCTAAAGAAGGAGGTTGTAAGAAACCTTAGGAGAACAAAAAAATACTCTTTGAAGGCAAACAAGGGTATACAAATGTTACAAAAAATAAATGATAAAATGAAAAGAGAAGTAGGAATGGAGTAATAACAAAGGGAATGCAGAAATGTGTTCCCTTAATATTTTTATTGAAGAAAGCGAGGAATTGGCTTATGGATGAATTATTACAGACAACACAAGATAAGATTGATGAAAAGAGATCTGAATGGTCTAAACATATTGATGAGATGTCTCATATTCTTGAAGAACGAAGAAAAATGAGTGGAATGACATCAGAATGTCTTAAACTCCGAGATAGTACTATGAAGGATCTGGAAGATGTACACAAAAAGATATATGAAGCATTACGAAAAGCATAGAAAGCGAGGAATCGGCTTATGGAAGTGAAGTTAATAATTGATGATTTTAAAACAACAAGAACAAGAACAAGAACAATGATAGTTACAAAAGATCTGGACAACGATTTAATAGAAATATCAGACTACTTGTGGGTCCCAACATCAGATGGAAAATATATTGGTTTTGTTAATGATGACATAGTTGATAAGATAGCTCGCGAGATTATGGAAATTATAGAATCGGGATTCCCAGTAAGCAACGAACTCGAAACTTTAGTAAGAGAGTATCAATTATCGAGAAATGGAGGTGAGGAATAATTATGCTTATGCTATGGATAATTTCGATGATACTTGCAATTGCAGCGGTTCTCTATTACACAATTACAGTAGGGGTTGCTTTAATTATCATGATAATAATAACTATTATATTTTGGATTATTGATATACTATTTTAGGAGGTATTTATGACTAAATTTAAGAGAATTAAAAAGACTCTTCAGAGATATGAAAGTACTATTATATCTTGTTTAACTTTTATGACATTTGCATTTGGCTTAACGGCTATGAGTGTTGCATCCGTTGATGACTCTTTTAAAGAGCCCGAACTCAAGGCTGGTGTTGAAAATTATATTTCATCAAGGGGTGAGACATTAAAGACTTATGGTTTGATTGAGCCACTATCAACAAAAATGGTTTTTGAGCACAAACCAGACCCGACAACAACCGTTATAGAAACAACAGAAATTGAGACTATCGAGGTAGAAACTACTCAGGAATTATATTCTTGGGATGGTCCAATTCTCAATAGTTATGTAGGAACAGTTCAAGGACCAAATGGTAAAGAGACATACTACAATTTGCCAATGCATGGTGTTGTACGAATCATGAGAGATGCTGGATTTAGCGAGGCAGAATATCCGTATTGGATACGAGATGATGGTTGTAAAATGCTTGGTGATTATATTATGGTAGCCGCAGACCTGTCAATTCGCCCCAGGGGAAGTATTATAGAAACATCTCTCGGAACGGCATTGGTTTGTGATACTGGTAGTTTTGTAAACTATAATTCAACACAAATAGATGTAGCTGTTAATTGGTAAATATGGGAAGTGAGGGCTAATAATGACCGAAACTTTTAAGAAAGAGTTTGAAGAAAAAATGGTAGATTTATACAAATTGCTAAGGGGTGAAAAAATGGGTAAAGGAGAAGTATATTTTACAGACGGAATAGTTTTTAGATGTGAAATAGATATGACAAATTGGGTGGATAAACCGATAATAGACCTAACAGATGCAATAGAAAAGCCAATAGCAGAAAGTGAGGAAGTTATATGAAAGTAAAAATGAGAAGACCAAGTGAAATAATAATTAAAGGAAAAACGTTAGAGCAGCTATTACATGAACATGCGGAGTGGCTTTATAATGCCGACCCTATATGTCCTATATGGGCAGACTTAATTAATGCCGATTTAAGTTATGCAGATTTAGAGGGTGTTAACTTACGTAGAGCCAATTTATACGGTATTAATTTAACAAACGCAAACTTAACTAATGCTATTTTAGATAATGTGAATTTAAGTTGTGCTAATCTAGAAAATGCAGATTTAAATGGTGCTAACTTATATAATGCTAACCTAGCAAAAGCTAATTTGGAGTGGGCAAGTTTGTGTGATGCAGACCTAAGGTATGCTAACCTAATTTTTTCAAGCTTAAGAAATGCGGATCTAAGATGGGCTGATTTAAAGAATGCTGATTTAAAGAGTGCATATTTAAAGGGTGTTCGCTTAGATTGTGCCAATTTAAACGGAGTAGAGTTTAATCATTCTAATTTAGTGAATGCTTTTCTGGATGACGCAAACGGAGATTTGATTGAATATCGAAAAGGAAAAATTCTAACAGAAGACATTATAGGTTATAAGATGTGTGATAAAGATGCCTATTGTATAGAACGACCGATGAAAAGAATTATTGTAACTCTTAAAATTCCTAGAGGGGCAATCGTGTTTTCAATTAATGGTCGTAAGTGTAGAACAAACAGGGCCAAAGTTATTGCCATAGAGGGAGCGGATAGGGCTTACTCAACATTTAAATATATGAGCTATTATGTTGGTGATGAGTTTAATATCTATAACTTTAACTGCGAGTATAATATGGAGTGTGCCGAGGGAATACACTTCTTTATGACACGAGAAGAGGCATTTAAGTATACGATTATTTAGAAAGTGAGGATTATATTATGACAAGAAAAGCAGAAGTCGTGGATAGCATGCATGATTTGCTTGGTGGTATAAGAGATTTGAAAGGTTCAGGATTAACGCAAGAGCAGATTATGAATATTAATTTGACTCTCATTGCTCAGGAACTTGGAGACATAAGTGTAACATTAGCCATAATAGCTGATAAATTAGATAAGGAGGGTAAGGAATGAAAACATACGGAGATATTTATAATGAATTTTGCGAAAAGTTTCCAAATGCTAAGGTTTTAGATTATAGACCAGCTGTTGATATGTTCATACCAGAATTAAAAACTAGAGGTATTCCATATGCAATTATTGTGTGGTTAGAGGATGGGTCTGAAGTGATTTATAAGTCAAAAGAGGAGTGAATTAGATATGTCAGATATAAATTTGATAGTTAGAGTGCCTGAAGATGAGTACAAAATAATAAAAACGTTTAAAGGACCTATGGTTTGGGCTGAGAAATTAATTAAGGATGGCATACCGCTTCCAAAAGTACATGGGAAAATTATAGATGAGAGTCAAATAACGGAAGTATATTACACTACGGAAGGACCTATAGACAGAGGTAAGATTACTTTACCACCGGTATTTAAAATCATAGGTACGAATGCTCCGGCAATAGTAGAATCTCATAAATGTGCTTTTTGTGGGTATGAATTTCTTGATAATGGATTATTTAGGCATTGTCCAAACTGTGGTAAAACGCTAGAAAGGTAAGGGTGGGGTGTGGGATTCAGAAAGATGATACTAAACGAAGATGAGGAACGTTTTATAAGACTAGTTAATGATCTTTATAAAAGAGCCACTGGTCATGAATTAGCAGACTGGGAGAAAAGGCATATTCTGATATCATATCGTCTTAGAAAACAGCACCCGCTTGCAAAAATTATAATGACTCGTAATGGACCAAAAATAATAGATTTCAAAGAGGAGGAATCAGAATGACAATAGAAAAACTAAATAGAATTTTAAAGGAAAACAATATTCCAAAGGACACTGTACTTATGAGTGATACTGGATGGGAATGTTACGCAACCGATACTGACGGTGTATATTATAATGCCGAAGACAATATTGTTGTGCTCACACAGGATTATGATGAGGATATGTACTATGGTGAGCGTCCTGAATTTGTGGCGCTTAGATTAAAAGAGGAGGAATCAGAATGAGTGTAAGATTAATCGATGCTAATAAAATTTTCCCATGGTATTTAAAGGCTTTTTCGGTTGAGGAAGCTGGCAAAGAAAGAGCAATTGGTCCTGATGAAGTAAGATTTTCAATGAATGATATACGGGAGAATTTGGATAATATTCCAACAGAGTGCGAATGGATTCCATGTAGTAAACAACTGCCAGAGGAAGATGGAGAATATCTCGTTACTACAAAATGGCAGAATGGTTATTTAAATGTAGATATATTAAATTTTGCTAATGATTTAAATGCTATTAACAAATATGATTTTCCAGATGAAGAGTGTTATGGAAGATCTGGGTGGTATGAATGTGACTCCGAATACGGTGATTATGAAATAGATGATGTAATTGCATGGATGCCATTACCAGAGCCATACTAAGAAGATTAGTCAGAGTTCCTTTCCGAAAAAATATGACTCTATAATGAAATAAAGACAAAGTTTTAAGGGTCATAAAACCCGGAAAGGAATAATTATGTTTAGAATAATGATTTTAAAAATACGTTATAGAGTGTTAGATTATGTAACGTGTAAACGATTAGAGAAAATTGATAGACTAAAAGAAAAAAATGCTGACGATATTGATACAATGAATAGAACGTATCAAGAGATAAAGGAGGAGATAAAGTTATTGTATTAGAAACAAAAAGGGAATGCAGAAATGTGTTCCCTTAATATTTTTCTGAAAGGGGGTTCTATATGAACGGCGAAGCGCATTGGAATGTTGAGATACGGAATAATTTGGCGCATTATACCTGTAGTGCTTGTTTAAAAATGGTTAAATACGAGCCTGGTTATTGCTATTGTCCGTATTGTGGAAAAAAGATGATTGGAAGGATTGAGGTGATTCAACATGAATGGTAAGGGACGGGGCTCGATGTCCATTAAAAAGATTAATAAAATACTAAAAGATAATGGTTGGAAACTTGTGAGAAAAACGCCACATTATATTTATAAAAAAGAAGGTGAAGAATTAGAAATAGTTATACCGAGAAGTTGTCACAATGACATAATAAGAAGACTATTTAAGAAACATGGTATAGTAGAAAGGAGGAATCGAGTGTGAGCAATTATATTTCACAACCGCCGTATCACAGGGAATGGATTAAATTTAAAAACAAAGTAATACGTAATAGACCTTGGATTGTTAGAGATTTTTCCATGCATGATAAAGGATTTTGTGAAAAAGTAGCACAACGCTGGGCATGGAACGAAATTATTAGACGAAGAAAATTATATCCTAATAAAGATATCTATTCGATATTAGAAGAAACTTCTTTGGATTTCTATAATCTATGGCGTGGTTCTAAAGTAAAAAACGATACCGTTCGGTTTCAGTATGGTGTAGCTAATGATTTTTTGATTTATTTAATAGACGAAGTTGTTTAAGGAGGATTATATTATGGATAAGACAATCATTTTATTAAAGAACGTAGGTATTGCAGACCTAACATTAGGTCATGACGACTTTTTCTTAAAGTTATTAAAAGAAATAGGTTTACATGTTGAGTACATTAAGGTTGATGACCACAAGGTTGAGATAACTCTCTGGACGAAGGATGGACGATGTTTTTCAATATTAAAAGAGCAGTATTATATTTCAGATAAGATGACACATGAAAAGGTTGTTAGTACTTGTCAGGAATATATTAAAGCTTTTACAGATGCAATAAGGGCTTATGTAAATTCTAAAAAGGAGGAGGATTAATTATGGACGTTTTAGAGTTTGTAGAAATCCCGGAGTATACCGGTAGACCTCTGGGTGATGTATTAGCCGAAAATACGAACAACGGCATTATATTTAAGATTGGTTCTGATAAGGGTTCAGGCTTTATCTATGCAGCGCCTATAACAAATAAAACTAAAGATTGGTTTGAATATTGGACGATTAGGCGGTTGCAGAATTTAGTTGATAGTATTAATAATTTAAAGAGTAAAGAGAAGTCTAGAGCATCGTATGCAAAATATAGAGCTTACTATAGCGGTGATCCTAAAAAACGAAGTTCGTTTAAGAAGTGGTCAGAAGGGCATGCAGCTCGTAGAAAGAAGCTTGAGCAGCGTTTTGATAAGTTGGCAAATGACAATATTTTGACCTCAGTTGTTACAGATGCTTGCTGGTCAACAGCTTATCCTAACACAATTATATTACATTACGCAGGAAAAGACCTTGGCGAATATTGGACAGATACTGAGTTTTATAAAAAGTGGCCAGAGTTTAAGAAGGAGGTGAGTGCATAATGTTTCCAAAAATTACAAACTATGTAGAGTTGTTATCTGAAGATGAGGTTTGGGATGCAGTAAAAGACGGAAAGGTAATAAATGTTCTTATATTAAAAGATATTCCAGGTTATTTAGGTTTTCAAAAGTATCAAGAAGGGTATATAATGGGAATTAATAGTATTACCAGACTAAGATGCCTAATTAATGCGAGAAAAGAAGGACATCCAATTATATTTATAGTATGGAATGAGAGTATGATAGAAGAGTCAAAGGAGGAAGAATCAGATGGAGAGTCAAATTAAAGCAATTTATATAACTAAAAAGGAATTTGTAGGGCATGGTGATGTGGTAAGTTATAATAATAAAAATGTTATTTATTTCCAATACCATGAATTTATTGATTTGTATTTATCTAAAGACATTAACTTTCGTAGATATATAGATTCGGTTGTTGAAGGCTTTAACGAAAAGGTACCAAATTGTGAAATTATATTTTTGCAACCTTCCGATGACTACATTATTAAAAAATTTAATGAATACTTAATAGATAGATTAATGGGTACAGATATTGAATGTAGATATGTTGAGCCAGTGTGGTTCTGCGATTTTAAGCAAATTAAAGATGGAAAATTTGTAAATGAATAAGGAGGATTATATTATGAAGAAAATACCTACATTATTTAAAAGAGTTTATGAAAATCATAGAATTAAGGAAATCACACCAAACATAACACCAGGAATGGAGTGGGTTCTTGAAGGTAAGGGTGTTGCTACGGAGAAGATTGATGGTTCCTGCTGCGCTATTATCGATGGTAAGTTTTATGTAAGATATGATGCAAAGAAAGGAAGGCAAGTTCCCGAAAATGCTATTAAGTGTCAAGAAGCACCAGACCCAATTACAGGACATTTTCCATGCTGGATTCCTTATGATGGGACAAATCCTGGTCAGAAGTGGTTTGGTAAGGCTTTAGAGAATACTGGAATGGCTGAGCTATCAAATGGCACATATGAAGCTATTGGTAAACATTTTAATGGAAATCCATATGGGCTTCATGAGGATTTATTAGTTAAACATGGTATTTATAAACTAGAGGTTCCAAGAACCTTCGAAGGTATCAGGGAATATCTCAAAAATCATAATATTGAAGGTATAGTATTCTGGCTTGATGGCGAGCCTAAGTGTAAAATTAAAAGATCAGACTTTGGGTTTGACTGGCCAGTAAAGGAGTGAATTAAATGAATAAACTAAGAAAAGCGAAAGAAATTATTAGAAAAAATATTGAATATGGGGATTATGGGTTATTAGATGATGAAAACATTCTTGGTGATACAACACATAATATCTATAATAAAAATGGGCTTATAATTAATGTTTGTTATGAGTATTCCTATTTTGAAGTAATTGGATTAAGTGATGAAGAATTTGGAAAGTTGGAAGATTACTATAATAACTTAATATGGGAGGATTGAGATGAGCAAATTAGAAAAGGCAAAAGAAATCATTAGAGAGAATTTTAAATATGCGGAATTTGGAATATTTAATAGTCGAAATATCGTTGGTGACCCGGTAGCAAATCTTTACAATAAAGGTGATGGGCTTATTGTTGATATTTGTTATATGTATGGTTATTTTGAAGTATTTGGATTGAGCGAGGATGAGTTTGACGAATTAGCTGAGTATTATAATAGTTTAGTGTAGAAAGGATGTATTAGTATGAAAAATTTTAAACAGATTGACAAGCGCGATGTGTGGCCTAAATTACAGGACGGAAAGAGGGTATATGTTGTGATTTTTAAAAGTGTATTGTTTACAGAAGGGTTAAATGATCTTTCAAGAATATGGTCTGTGCACAACATAAACAAGCTTTTAACCGAGGAAGATGTTGTGTTTTATGAAGAAATTATTGAGCAGCAGGAATAGGAGGATTATATTTTATGAATCAAGCAGATGGTACCAAATTTGTAAAGTTTGACTACTGGTGTGAGAAATGTAAGTACTGTGATTTAGCAGAGGCTGAGGATCCTTGCCATGGGTGTTTGGAGCAGCCGGTGAATTTTCATACAGACCAGCCTATAAATTATATTTCGGCTAGTACTAAAAAGAAAACAAATAAGTAATTTCCTTCCGATAAAATATTACTATATAATGAACTAATAGATAGTAATAAAGGAGGATTATATTATGAACAAGAAAGTATTATTAAGAATTGCAGGTGTTATGGCAGGGGTAATCTTGCTTGGAAACTGTGTAGGATGCAGTAATGAACAGAGCCCAGAGAAGGGTAATACTTCAAATGGAATTGAGGTAGAGACAATAGAAATAGAAAC